CAGCTTGCTGATGCGTTTGAGGAGCTTGGCCCTGTTCTGACAGATTTGGTGAAGGAAGTGCCGGGGTTGATTCAGGGGTTTGGGCCGTTGGTTCCTGTGTTGGGTAACTTGGCGCAGATTTTCTTCCAACTGATTCAAAAGGTTCTGCCCATTTTTGTGAAACTGTTTGAGTCACTGTTGCCTATCATTGAGGATTTGGCACCCCTGTTGGGTGACGTGTTCCTTGAGGTGTTGGATGCGCTTCTGCCGGTGTTTATGGAGTTGGTGGATGCGTTGGCCCCGATGGTGACTTCGTTGTTGCCGGTGATGGCTGACCTGGTGAAGGCGTTGGCCCCGATTGTTATCAAGGTGGTGCAGGCGTTTCTGCCGTTGGTGAAGTTGGTGTTGCCGTTGTTGGTGGGGTTGGTTAAGTTTCTGATTCCTATCCTGACGGTGGCGGCGCAGATTCTGTCGGTGTTGTTGGTGAACGCGGTGAACTTTTTGGTGGGCACGTTCAAGGATTTCATGAAGTTCCTGGAGCCGTTCACGAAGTTCTTTGAGGAGAAGTTTGGGGGCATTGGGAAGTTCTTTTTCGGTGTGATTAACATGATGATTGGCATGTTTGAGGGTTTCTCGAATGCGGTCATCAATGGTGTGAACTTTGTGATTCGGGCGTTGAATCGTATTCAGGTGAGTGCGCCTAAGTGGTTGACGGATTTGACGGGCATCAGGTCGTTTGGGATTAACATTCGCTCATTGCCCAATGTGTCTTTGCCTCGGATTGCTTTGGCAGAGGGTGGGATTGTGACTGGCCCTATCAATGCGTTGATTGGTGAGGCGGGGCCGGAGGCTGTTATCCCGTTGGATAAAATGGGGCGGATGGGTAACACCTACAACATTACGGTGAATGCTGGGATGGGTACTGATGGGGCCAGGGTTGGTGAAGAGATAGTCTCTGCGATTCGCAAGTTTGAGCGCGTGTCTGGGCCGGTGTTTGCTCGTGCCTAGCACACAGGTTTTGTTGGGGTCGTTTACTGGTTTGACGTTGGATGACCCTGTGCGTGGGAAGCTTGATGAAAATCCGTTAGATGGTGAGATTGAGTTCACCCCTATCACTGAGGGTGTGTTTGGGGTTTCTGTGAGCCGTGGGAAGAACCGTGATTTGGAGCGCACTACGGCTGGGCAGTTGTCTGTGTCGTTCCGTAATCAGACGAGATTGTTTGACCCGACTAATCCTGATTCACCGTTGCGGGAGTTTATTGTGCCGCGCCGCCCTGTGAGGGTTGATGTGGATGCTTCACCGATTTTCACTGGGTTTGTGGATGATTGGGTTTTTGATTATGAGCCGAGTGGTGTTTCGGTGACAACGTTGCACGCTTCTGATGGGTTCTCCATTTTCGCCCGTAACGTAATCGGGGGCGATGATGAGTAAGACTTACAGTTTTGGTGCTGGGGGTTCGCCTTCGACTGGTTCGTTTAGTGGGCCGTGGTCTACAGCGCAAACCTTGTATTCGAATGTGGGTTCGCCGAGCCTTGTGAATGGTGGGTTTGTTCTCAAGGGTATTACGTTGAATGGTTCCCGCAGTGGTGGTTCTTTGTTCTATTCTCGCAGTCAGGGGCGGGTGGGTATTCAGGCTGGTGCTGGTGTCAGGATTGATTTCACCAGGTTTCTGAACAACGGCTTGACTGTCATCCGTGAGGGTGCTTCGCCGACAACGTTCACTGGTGGTGGGTTCCAGGGAAGCATCAGTTATGTGACAGCACCCACAACACCTGGTGCGCCGTCTGTTTCTGTGTCTGGTCTCATCGCAACGGTCACGGTTCCTGGTTCGTCAGACAACGGTGGAAGCGCTATCAACCGGAGGCGTATCCAGTCGAGTGTGAATGGTGGGGCGTTCGGTAATAGTCAGGAGGATTCTGGGGCTACGTTTACGGTCACAATGATTGCCGGGAGCACGTATTCGTTCCGTGGTGCTAACAGGAACGCTGATGGTTTGTTCTCCGCTAATAGTTCGGGTTCGACAACTATCACAGCGACAGCACCTCCGCCACCTCCGCCACCGGAGGAACCGGAGGAACCGGAGGAACCGGCACCGCCACCACCGCCACCGGAGGAGGAGGAAGCGCCACCACCTGTCCCGTTCCCTGTACCGGAGGAGCTGACGGGGGCGCGGTTGAATCGTCTGCTTGACCAATTAGGGCCAGGGCTGCTAGCGCCTGAGCGTGACATTGATGCGGGGTTGTCTCTGCTCGCGGATGGTTCCCTTGAGGGGAATGTTCTGCGTTACATGCTCGATGTGATTGAGGCTTCTGAGCAGGGTTTGTTGTTCATGACTAAGGCGGGGCTGATTGCGTTCCGTGAACGGTTACTGGCACCACGCACAACGGCTTTGCAGTTCACTGACTCGGGTGTGGGTATTCGTTATGTTGGGGTTGAGGTTGATTTTGGGACTGATTCGATGGTGAATCAGGCTGTGGTGGAGTTTCCTGATGGTGCCCGCGCTGCGGTGAACCGTTCCTCGCAGGTTCGGTTTGGTGTGACAGAGAAAACTTTGACCACAGAGTTGGCTTCAGAGACTCAGGCGCAAACTTTAGCGGATTACATTGTGGCAAGATTTGGCAACCCTGAGTTCCGTGTTTCAAAAGTGACAGTCGATTTGCGGTCACTGTCCGATGAGCACGTTCAGGATGTGCTCGGTCTAGAATTAGGGGATCAGGCTGACCTTGTGTTCACCCCTAACGGTTTCGGTAGACAGATTGCGTTGCGGAACAGGGTGATTGGTATCACGCATGATGTTGATGTGAACCGGCATACAATGTCGTTTGCGTTTGAGGACTTACCGTTCGACTTCTTCGTTCTTAGCGATGCAGTGTTCGGTATACTTGATAACACTGATGGTGTTCTGGGATTCTAGGGAGTAGATAGTGCCAAGAAAGACTTTTGTTGCCGGCGAGATTTTGACGGCCCTTGATGTGAACACATTTCTAGGCGACCAGGCGGTGATGACTTTCACGGATGCGACTGAGCGTGATGCCGAGTTGCCTTCACCTGTTGAGGGGATGCTTATTTATCGTGAGGATGCTGACGTTTATGAGGGGTGGAGTGGTTCTGCTTGGGTAAACGTGGCCTCGATTGGTGCTGCCGGTTATCGTTTCGTTGAAACAGTGTATTTTACTTCTTCGGGGACTTTCACTAAGGCTACTTATCCGTGGTTGCGTGCTATCCGCGTCAAAGTTCAGGGTGCCGGTGGCGGCGGTGGCGGTGTGCCAGCGAGTCCACTTAATGAAACAGCAGCGGGTGCGGGTGGTGGTGGTGGTGCTTACGCCGAAAAGTTTATTACTGACATTGCGGGGCTTGACGCTTCGGTGACTGTGACCCGTGGCGCTGGAGGAACAGGTGGGGATGGTACGGCTGCGGCAACAACAGGTGGTAATTCTTCTTTTGGGGCTTTGCAGGCTAACGGCGGTGGTGCTGGGGCCCAAACTGCCTCGACATCAACTTTGGCTGCGGCGCTTGGAGGTTTAGGTCAGACCACTACTTCGGGTTCCCCAGATTTTGTTGCCAAAGGCGGTGACGCTCCTTCTGGGCTTGCTATTGGTAACAGTTATGCCTCCTCTGGTGCTGGTGGGGACAGTTTTTTGGGCACCGTGAGTCGCGCCCGAGTTGCTACGGCAGGTGCCGTTGAGGGTGTTGCAGGCTCAGAATATGGTGGTGGTGGTGCCGGTGCTATGAGCGGGACGAGTAACAACGTTTTAAGAAATGGTGGCAATGGTGCTGACGGTATTGTAATTGTCGAATTGTACGCTTAGGAGATGACTGTGGAAAAAATTGTGGAGCCAGAGAACCTGAAACACATGGCGCACGTCATTGATGGCAAGGTTGTGAACGTTTCTTTGTGGGATGGTGTAACCGAGTGGACACCTGCTGAGGAAGTTGTGGAGATGCCCGACGGGTCGGGCGCGGGTATTGGTTGGGATTGGACTGGTAAGAAGTTTGTGGACAACAGGCCACAGCCTGAGCCTTTTGAGGCGTAGCTCATGGAGTTGGTGCAACCGTGGCCTGCAGGGTACACAATCAATAAGCGTTCACCGTATGGGCCTAGGGTTCACCCGATAACTAAGGTTCGCACTTTTCACCACGGTGTTGATGTGGCCCTACCTGTGGGCACACCTTTGACGGCTCCCGCCGATGGTGTGGTGGTGCATAAGAATCGCACTGACTCTGCCGGTCATAACCTGATTATCCGGCATGAGGGCACCTGGCATACGGTCTACTATCACCTGCAGAAGGCGTCACACTTGAAGGTGGGGGCGCAGGTTGTCACCTCTGAGCAGATTGCACTCAGCGGAAACACCGGCATGAGCACCGGCCCTCACCTGCACTGGGAGTTGCGCAAGTCACGGAAGTGGGGGGACACGGTTGACCCCGTGCCTTACCTGGTCAGTGAACCGAGCAAACCCGCTCCAGAACCCGAGCGTGAAAACGGTAGCGTTCAGAGCGTGCAAACGGTAGTCCGGCCCGTGCAAAATCCCATCACACCCCTCACACCAAGCCTCGCCAGATTCTTTACAATCAGGAGGGGGCTCAAGTGAACGACATAGAAACAGCAAGCGTGAAGGTGTCAATGCGAGACATTTACTTAGAAGTACAACGTCAGGGCAGACTGTTGGAGAAAATTGCGAACTCACTGCCTGACACTGAGGACACAATCAGCGACCACGAAACACGCATACGCAGACTTGAGATGCGGATGTGGCAGAGCGTGGGGGCGTTTGGTTTGTTGGCTGCGGCGATGCCATGGCTGGTCAGGTTGATGCCATAATGCCACCGTGGAAACACCGCAGACGCCTCATATACGGCTCCTACATTCTCGGGGCCGGCATGATCGTGTTCGGTGCTATCACTTACTGGAGTGACACACAGGTGGGGTCACAGTTGGTTATCGGTGGTGTGGCGTTGATTAGCATCATCATTTCAGCGTATGTTGCGAGTGCTACTTTTGAGGATGTCAAACTATGGAAAGAGGAACCACATGAATAAATTGCAGAAATATGCAGACTACGCAATCGAGCGTGCCGTGAAAACCGTGGCACAGACTGCCGTCGCGGTCATCACCGCAAGCGCTGCGCTCTCGATTGTTGACTTGGACTTCGGGCAACTGTTAGGTGTGTCAGCCCTGGCGGGTCTGATGTCGTTGCTCACCTCAGTGCTCACCTACGACAAGGGGGAGTGATGGCAGACATTGACCTGATGGAGAAGGTTGGGGAGTGGTATGTGCCAACGGATCCCGCCGAGTTGACTATCTGCGAGTCTTGCGAGTAAGTGTAACGCTTGCGTGTAGAATTGTTGTATGAACTACAACATGGAACGCGAAACAGTAATTTACGCTCTGGTTGATTCTGACGGAAGAATCGGCTATGTCGGGTCTACTCAAGTGAACACCAAGACCCGCTACTGGGAACACCGATCACGCGCCAGGAATGGTCACGGTGCTCCGGTTTACGACTGGGTTAGAGAAGTCGGTATTGACTCATTTACATATGTGGAGCTTGAGAAGCTCGACGCCGGTGCGGATGTGGCTAAGGTCGAAGCGCGATGGATTAAGAAACTAATTGACCAAGGCCATACGTTGCAGAATCAAATTGCACGCGATGGCGTGCCTCACTCAAACGGGCAACGCATGAAAGACATTCTTTCGAACTCTCGCAAAGGTAAGCCAACCTGGATAAAAGGCAAGCGCGGTGAGGAAGCGGGCTGGACTGAAGAACGCAGACAGCAGCAGGCCCAAAGATTTGCTGAGATGAACCGTAAGCGCTAGGCTAACCGTGAAACTCCCCGTCATCCACCTGGCGGGGAGTTTTCTATTCGCTAAGCCACGCGTAGACTGTGGCCCTCGTCACGCCGAGCTTTTTCGCCAACTGCCTGATGTTATCGCCAGCAGTGTATTCGGCCCTCACACGGGCTCTCAGCACCTGTGAGACACGTTCTAGGCGTTCCAACTGCCATGCGCGGAGGTCTGCGAGCTGGTTGAGTGACATTGCGTCATAGTCGTACGAGTTTTCCATGTCTATCATTATGCACCATCTTTCGAGTTTTGGTTGAAGGTATGAGAAAACCCCCACCGGAGTGGGGGCTTCTCGTGTGTGTTACTTGATGCCAAATGGCTTGTCACCGTTGGCAATTTTTGCCTCTAGCTCTGCCTGCATGATGGCGATGATGTCGCTGGTGCTGAATGATGACCAAACTGTCTGTGCCACCTTGTCGCCTGTCACCGCTTTGGTTGCGATGTCTTGGATGTTCATTTTGTTTCCCTTTCGTTGGTGTTGCTTATGTCTACCACTATACACCACCGGGAGAGAAATGCAAACTATTTCCACACATTTTTCCAACCGTTATAAACCCGTTACATTTCAATACTTGAGGAAAACGCCACACGGGTTTACTGTATGACTAACCCAAACGAAAGGTGGAACATCAAATGGGCTACTTCAAGAACCTGGAGGTCGAGCTTCAGGAGATACATGACAAAGACCTGCGTGAGATTGTTGCGTGGGATCACGCTCACCGGCACATGCTGTCAGCGGAGGAACGTTGGCGCATACTCACCAACGAGGTGCTGTTGAAACGTGCCCTGGTGTTGTGGGAGAACACGGAAACCCCGGCACCCCTACCTGCGAAGGCTCATGTTGCGTTGCAGACGAAACGCCGTGACCACCGCCCACCGAGGAAGTCTCGGATGTGCCTGGTTGGGTGGTCGTTGATTGCGCTTGCGCTCAGTGCGGGCATCATCATCTTGGTGGTGTCACTGTGAGGGCGGGGTGGGCTTTCATCGCCATGGGTGTGATTGGTGCAGCGTGGGGGCGTCACGCTGACGTATATGTGATGGGGGCGTTCTTAGTTGCGCTCGGGATTGTTGTGCTGTTTGTGAAGGAGGGGGCGAAATGATGCGGTTGCAGATGGAGGGCCGTGACGTGTGTGTCACGTTGCAGGATGACGTCTGGCAGATAGGTGAACCAGGCACGCTGTGTTTGACCCGCGACCAGGCGTACTATCTGCGGGCTCACTTGAACGCGCTAGGCCACACCTATTTTGACG